CCCCTGAGTTATGCTTGTCGATATCCTCTTGGGTAATGATACCAGCATGTTTAGCCAAGTCAAGGTGAGGGTCAAACCCTTCCTTAGACATCTCAGCTACGTAGTTAGGGTCAAGCGGTTTCATGTAGTGACGCTTGGTTGTGTCCTCTAGGCTAGTCATGTCAGCCCCACACAATGTGTAACCCTCTGGTGCAGTAAGGCAACCACGTATCTCTTTACCGTAGGGCTTCTCTACTGAGGGTATATTGACCAGTGGCTTTGCATGTTTGAACCGTAGAGTGTTAGTCATACCAGCGACAGTAGCCTGTACATAACCACCTACCTCGTGATCTACCATACCCTTCAAGACTGATATACGGTGACTAAGAACAGACAGGCCATCCAAGATAGACACTGCAGGATCTTCTGATACTAGATCTTTAACTGATGGGCATAGCTCACCCTCTCTACGGACCTGTGGTATCTTCTTCTCCTGATCGTCTGACCCCCGGACAAACTTGAATGTACGTGGAACCCAACCAATAGAGTAAAGCCAATCCTTGACTTGCTCTGGTGAATTGGGGTTACCACGAACCTCACCTGTCTTAACGACAAAGGACTGTACATTCTCTGGCTGTCGATACTCCTTGCGTAACTCCTCAAAGCGCTCCCCATGTGAGGATAGCTCACCATCTTTCTTGTACATTACCTTTGGACGTTGCTGTACCTTAGTTAGTACACGCTTAGGCATAGCCTCTGCAAGCTGTTCAATCTTGTCTTCCTTCATGTCACCCCACTCAGCGAGGTACTTGTTAGCCTTATCTACATCAAGCTTCCACTTCAATGATTCCTGTTCTGCAGCGCACTGCATCTTGAAGGTTAAGTAGTTTAGTAGATCCCACTTGTTATTCACATCAGGGTACAACTTAGATAGTTTGATATCCAAGTCACGCCATAGACGTACATTGATCTTGACATCCTCGTTACAGCGATGGGCATACTCTTCTTTAGTTAAGTTTTCCCAGTCAGTAATCTTAGGCTTCTTTACGTTGTAGTACTCACCGTAACCCTCTAAGTCATGCTTAGGTCTAGTGTGATTGATGTACCAAGATACAGCTAGAGTGTCCACTAACGTAGCACTAACCTTGACACCCAAGATCTTCTCTACGGCAGGTATGTCATACCGTACAATGTTGTGACCAATGAGGATTGTAGCTTCCTCAAAGAAGATACGCATAGCCACATAGTCATGCGTGTGTTGAATCTTACCAAGTTCATCTTCCCAAGATAGTACGTGTATCTTAGTTGGGTCTAGTCCGTCTGTTTCTATATCAAATACTGTCATCGTGTCTCCTTAAATACTCTACTGCATTCTGTAATCTATCCAAATCATCCGATAATGCCCCAAGTCCTACATTACAATGGTGACAAATCCAACCCCTAAAAGTTTTTGTTTTATGGCAGTGATCAACTACCCAATTCTGTAACCTGATTTGACCCTTCTTTGATATTTCTTTCATACCTCGTTCACAAATAGGGCAAGAATAATTTTCATCTGGGTAAGGGTTTTCTTTTTTTATTTGCTTTATAAGATTTTGTTGCTCTCTTGCACATTGCCTACACTTTCTTTTTATTTCTCCAGATGGCATGGTTGTAAAATTTTTTATAGGTTTCTTTATTCCACAATTATTGCACTCTAGCCCACCCTCAAAATTAACCTTTGGCATATCATCGAATAACTCTCCTTGCATTATATAACCTCTCTAAGAGTAAAGGTTTCTGTGTTAAACCTCATCATACCAGCGAAGCCTTCCTCTGAACATGGACGATTCTTCTGCACTGATATATGCGTAGTGTTACGCTCTTCAAGGTCATCTGCTTCTTTATCTCGACTAAGATCAATGATAACTGATGCACGTTGCCCAATCATCTTACAGTACTTAGGGTCACCATTGTCATTAGTGTGAGCAATAGTAACTATACCTACGTTTAACTCAGCGGATAACTTAGACAGACGCACCGATAGATCAGCTAACATCTGCTCCTTACCTTCCTCAGATGAACCAGAAACGACATCCTGAATAGGCTCAAAGAAGACAAACTTACAGCCACATGCCTGACTAAAGTAACGTATCTGGTCACACAATGCATCAGCACCCTGACCGTCACCTAAGTAGAACTGATAGAAGAGTTCATCCTTAGTGATACGCTCAATGGCACCCATCACTGCATCATCAGCATTCTTCTCTGCAATAAGGTCACGCCGTGTAAGATTATCACTTAGCTCATACGACACAAGCCCAAGCAGTGACCGTAGCTTAGTCTCTTCCAAGTGCCACGCTGCGAAGGGAACCTTATGCTGCAACATGTTGTACTCTAGGAAGCGCATCACCTCTGTCTTACCAATACCAGTCGGTGCCTTGATGACTGTGAAGTGTCCCTGCATTAAGCCAAGGATCTTATCATCCAGTGCTTGAATACCTGTAGGGATGTACTGGTGGTCAGGTGTATCTTTGTAGAGTGAGATAAAGTCCTGCGTACTGTTAAGTACATTCTCTGGTGTGTACTTCTTAGCGTTCCACCAAGCAGTCTTAAACTCAGCCCCGGCCTTATTAGTCAAGAACTCATTGGCATCCTTGAACCTGTCATGCGGTACACGATACACCTTGTTAGGGAATAACTTAGCTACCTTGTCAGCTACAGCATTACCAGCGTCATCATTGTCCACTGATAGGATAATCTTCTCAAAGCTATCAAGCCACTCTGTGCAGTTCTCCCAGAGCTTCTTAGATGGTGTTGCGCTGGGCAGAGACACCACAGGGTTAGTGTAATTACTCTTAAGCATCTGAGCCACTGACAATGCATCAAGCTCACCCTCAGTGATCGTAACCATCTTAGATGACCCTGCAGTAAACAGATTCATACCAAACAGTTCATCACCCTTGAAGTTATTCTTGGTGTAGAAAACCTTTTCATCTAACTTACGAACCTTAGCACCACCACTAGGGTAAATGTATTCTTGTCGATCAGGGTAAGTTAGAACACCGTAGTCTTCCATAGTCTTCTGACTGATACCACGCATTGCAGTGTAACTACCCTTTTGGTTAGTTTCTATCCTTTCGGATATATAATTTACGTTGGATGTCATAGTAGTTCCTTGTGGTACTGGGTATTTCTCTGCAACCCATTGAAATTTCTGATACTTTGAGGGGTAAGAACGATGACAAGAATGGCACTTACCATATCCTTTAGTATTGAAACTGAATGCATCTGATGATCCACACTCTACATAGGGGCATGGTTGATGCGCTACCTCTTGTGTCATATCTTGTTAGCCTCGTATCTCTCTAATGCTCTCTTACGTTCTTCATCATCAAACTCTCTGATTAGTTTGTTCTTAGTCAAGAACCTTCTGAGTGTATCTATCTCTTTCTGTTGTTGCTTTATCTGCCAACGCATGTCTTCTATTGTTCCAGCCATACTCATTTCTTAAACATCCTCTTCAATTTTACAACGACAAGGTATAACAGAACACCAGGAATAAATCCAATACTCATTAGTATTACTGACAAAGCTATTAAGTATGGGATCAACTCCGATAGGTTCATGTCATTCTTCCTCTAAACAAAACCCACACATATCATTCTGCGCTGGGCCATTACAACTTACACAGGTCTGCCACTTCTCATCTTCTAGACCTCTCTTTATTAGTGTCACAAAGCCAACGTTAAAGATAGCTGCGTATGTCTCAGGGTCACACTCTACTTGTAGTGTAGCACTACCATCACGGTGTTCTTCTATATCTGTTACTTTTATTTCACTCATTGGTTACTCCTATACATGGTAGTAAGATAGACAGCTTACAGTACTTTGGGTATTCGTCATACGTCATAGCTATCAACACAGGTGGTGCAGCTATAAGTAAAGCTACAATAGCTGACGCCTTGATTGCACCGTCAATGTTACCTCTCATCAGTTTCTACCTTTTCAAGTTTTGGTGCTGGAAGATTATCACCAAAAGACCATTCATACCTTTGTTGAAATTCTTCTTTAGCGGAATCCTCATCATCAATATCAAAGTAATGAACAACACGCGATGAGTAATAACAGTCGTGTGAGTAAAAAGTTAATTTCCATTTCTCAGCCATCAGTCACTCTCCCTTAATGCTTCCCATGACACAGGAAATAATTTTACCATTACACGATCAATCTCCCAAGCTACCTCTGCAGTCTCTGCTTGTGTGTCAGGCGCACAGCGTAGCTTACACATATCAGCAAATGCATCCAAGCTACCTGACCAGTACCACTCAGTCATCATGCTCTGTGGCAGTACCATACGTGCTTGCTCTGGACATATACCCTTCTCAAGCAACTCTTTGTAGTCGTGTAGACAAACTTTGTGACAACTCTCAAGTAATAGGTCCATATCCTCATCATACCACTCGCCAGTAC